TCATTTGTCGATTTCAATTTTGTCCCATTCCCGTCCACGGCTGTCCCTATACCGCGCCGCCATTAAATCTGATTTATGCCCGAGAAGACGTTGAGCAAACTTATCGCCAATCTGGTTCCGGTATAGCCTCGCTGACAGGCTACGCAGTTCATGGAATGTTGGCGGGTTTCCATCAAATGAGAGTCCAGATGCATTTCTCACCTTTGTAAAATACTTTGATACTGTTTTCGGGGAAAGCGGATCGTGATGCTTTGATGCGATTATAGTTTCACTGCTGCTGGCCTCCCTGCATTTCTGTAGTGTATCAGCCAATGAGATATTGAGCGCGTCAATCGTTAGCGTTAGCGGAATGGCGAGTTTAGCCCCTGTTTTACTCTGTTCAATGTGAAGATGGTTGTCGTTTATGTCTGACCATTTCATTCTGCACAAATCGCCGACTCTCTGCCCTGTAACGACGGCCAAATCCATCGCCAGCCTTAGCCAGATAGGGAGAGGTTCGGCTGCATGGTAAATCTCGACATACTCATTAGCTGTCAGCCTTGAGCGCCTTACTTCTGACTTTGCTGTACGGGTTGCTGTTACCGGATTCGTTGCAACATGCCCCTCGGCTATTGCTTCACGAAAAACGTCAACAAGGGTTGACCTGATTAATTTTGCGGAAGCTGCTTTACCTTCTGCCACGTAGGTGTTTAGCATTGCTGCCACTTCTTTCGTTGATATGTCAGTGAGCGGTTTGTCCGGCAATTTTCTTCGGATTGCCCTGATTTTGCTGGCGTAGTCGAGTAGAGTTTTCGGCCTGATCCCTCTTTCGGTGAGGATTCTTTCATATCGGTCAAGCCACACATGAAGAGTGATTGCGTCACCGCCTTTAATTCTGTCTATCAGTGATTTGCGTCCGCTGTCTGAGAGTAACTCAATATTGGCCTGTATTGCTTCAGTGATTGCTATCCTCCTGTCTCGGCCTAATCCAAACTCTTTACCCGTCCTTGGGTCCCTGTAGCAGTAATATCCATTGTTTCTTATATAAAGGTTAGGGGGTAAATCCCGGCGCTCATGACTTCGCCTTCTTCCCATTTCTGATCCTCTTCAAAAGGCTACCTGTTACTGGTCGATTTAAGTCAACCTTTACCGCTGATTCGTGGAACAGATACTCTCTGCCATCCTTAACCGGAGGAGGGAATATCCTGCATTCGCGCACCCATCGACGAACTGTTTCAAGGCTTCTTGGGCGTCGCTGGCGAGCGTTCCACTCCTGAAGTGTCAAGTACATCGCAAAGTCTCCGCAATTACACGCAAGAAAAAACCGCCATCAGGCGGCTTGGTGTTCTTTCAGTTCTTCAATTCGAATATTGGTTACGTCTGCATGTGCTATCTGCGCCCACAGCATCCAGTGGTCATAGCAGTCGCTGATGTTCTCGGCTTCGATAACTCTGTTGAATGGTTCTCCATTCCATTCACCTGTAACTCGGAAGTGCATTTATCATCGCCATAAAACAAAACTCGCCGTAGCGAGTTCAGATAAAAGAAATCCCCGCGAGTGCGAGGATAGTTACTTGTTCATATTATTAATCGTCAATGTATTTTGAGCATTGTGGGCAATCATCGATCCCACAATACGATTCATATGCATCCTTTATTGCGTCGCGGGCTTCAGTAAGAGTATTGAATAAGTTGCAGCTATTATCTTTTTGATATAGGTAAGTTCCTAATTTATAAGCAGAAGAAGCATCATTTCCGCTGTCTAAAATTACATCGTTATGGATTCTGCACCTTGCAAGAACTCCTGATCCCATAAGGGTCTGCATAGCCCATTGCTCTTGATCTTCACACAAATCATGAATGCTCATTTCAACACCTCTCTTCACGTTTCACACACGTTAAGATTAACAGTGTTTTTACATGCTTTGGAAGATTTATTTTATAAAAACTCTTTTAATACAAATAGATATAATAGTTCACTATTATAGCTCCTTTAATCGAGGCGGTTCTGGTAGAGGCATCCAGTGGGTTACACCGCCAATTGGCTCATCGTCGTCGTACTCCAATGCGGTTATATAGAACCCGTCACGACGAGAATAAGAAATCCCGGACATTACAATGCCATCCGAAACAACAATAATGTCACCCGTTTCTTTCGGCATTCGCTCACTACAGCTTATCCAACCATCCGGAGTCACCGGAAGCGAGAACGGCAGCACATCTCTGTGAACAAGTTTTTGCTGTGACAGGTTATCCAGAACTTTCTGTACTGCTGCATCACCGAATACACCAAGCGCATCTGCCATAACTCCTACAACCTGATAAGCCTCAGCGCATACCGTGGATAAACCATCCGGAATTACCGGAGAGTTGCCGGGTTCTTTAATGTGCAAGCGAGGCTCACCATCTTTTGGTTCAGGCCACTGGCGCTCCATGTTGATCTTCAATTTATCTTCCATAGCAGCGGTAATTTCAGCATCGCTGATGCCAGCACGGCGCTGTGCATCCCACAACAGGAAATGCATATCAGCCCACTCGCTGAGATCGTCTGGTTCGGCTGCGGCTTCCAGAGCCTCTTTTGAGAGGTGTTTCAGTGGACCAATGGGGCCAACGCAGCCAAATGTGGAGTCAGACCATTTGGCATGCTCGTGGCGAATCAGTTCGCGTTCCAGTGATGCCAGTGCAATTCGTGCCAGTTCCATTTGTTCGCCACGAGTAAGCCCGTTTTCAAGCGGATTTTTAATGAACAATTCAATACGTTCTTTGGTAATAGTGGTCATTTGTTAGTCCTTAAACTGCTAGTTGCAATTGCATTTCAAAGCGGTCGCGTTGTTCACAATACGCAAGAGAACCAGGGCTATTGTGTGCCTCAATCCGTTCTACCATTAATGCTGCGCGTGTCTCTTTACTTGCAGGTGCATAAGCCCCAGACCAGGCTTTATCAATACCGATGTTTCGAGCGACGTTCGTACTATCTGCGCTGGCTAAGGGTAATTTTGTGAATATCAGCGGATTTAACATGCGCAATCCATGTAGTTTCGTAACCGGCTGACCATGCCCATCAACAATGTGACGAATCAGGTCTTTCATTCTGGCTACCGCAAGAGTTGGGCGCTTTACGTCATAGTCGCCACAACTACCGATAGCCACTCGCGGAAACTCATTGCACAAATGAATAAATCGCTCGTCACTTTCATTCATGTGCCACACTGGAACGCCAGCTAGTTTTCCGTGAGGCCACTCATTCAGAAGCGCATCATTTTCCTCCTCTCCGCCATCAATAACATCCGGGATAATGGCAAAATCTAATCCTGGTTGATTCTTCCAGCGAGCAACAAACTCGTAGTAATCGCTCCAGTCGATTTTGTTTTTGCCAGCTGCTTTCCAGGCGGTGAATGCACCGTTGTCCAGCGCGAACGACTGACAGTATTCAGCCGCGAGATTGATCTGGCCTGAATGCGCAAAACTGATAAACGCATGTCGCCCTTTCCATGCTCTCATTGCGCACGTATCAGGAGTAATAGGCCCACCGTGGTAGTGAATCATCTCACTCTCCTTTGATGCGAATGCCAGTAGCGCGGATTGCATCGATGACTTCAGAAACTTTGTATGCCATTACCGTTTGGTAATCATCGTGAAAATCTGTTCGATGAAGCATGCTGCTACGTTCCGGGAGCAGTATTTCCCGCGCTTCCAGTTCTGCAATGCGCTTTTTTGCTGCTTCCAGTTCATCCAGTAATTCCAGCACGGTAGCCGGATTAGCCTTGGCAACAAAATCCCGGACTGGCTTACAATCAATCTCCGCAATGGGTTGATACGATGTGTAGCCATGCTGTCTTGTATAACTACCGTGACGAATAACGAAAAAATCACCATTTATTTTTTTAGCCTGCCACTTATCTTCACCGGCTTTCTCTGCCGCTTCACGCAGTGCCTGAGAGTTAATTTCGCTCACTTCGAACCTCTCTGTTTACTGATAAGCTCCAGATCCTCCTGGCAACTTGCACAAGTCCGACAACCCTGAACGACCAGGCGTCTTCGTTCATCTATGGGATCGCCACACTCACAACAATGAGTGGCGGATATAGTCTGGTAGTTCAGACGACGCATTTTTATTGCTGTATTGCGCTGTAATTCTTCAATTTCTGATGCTGAATCAATGATGTCCGCCATCTTTCATTAATCCCTGAATTGTTGGTTAATACGCTTGAGGGTAAATGCGAATAATAAAAAAGGAGCCTGTAGCTCCCTGATGATTTTGCTTTTCATGTTCATCGCTCCTTAAAGACGCCGTTTAACATGCCGATCGCCAGACTTAAATGAGTCGGTGTGAATCCCATCAGCGTTACCGTTTCGCGGTGCTTCTTCAGTACGCTACGGCAAATGTCATCGACGTTTTTATCCGGAAACTGCTGTCTGGCTTTTTTGATTTCAGAATTAGCCTGACGGGCAATGCTGCGAAGGGCGTTTTCCTGCTGAGGTGTCATTGAACAAGTCCCATGTCGGCAAGCATAAGCACACAGAATATGAAGCCCGCTGCCAGAAAAATGCATTTCGTGGTTGTCATACCTGGTCTCTCTCATCTGCTTCTGCTTTCGCCACCATCATTTCCAGCTTTTGTGAAAGGGATGCGGCTAACGTATGAAATTCTTCGTCTGTTTCTACTGGTATTGGCACAAACCTGACTCCAATTTGAGCGAGGCTATGTGCCATCCCGATACTCGTTCTTAATTCAACAGGAGATGCTTTGTGCATACAGTCCCTCGTTTATTATTTATCTCTTCAGCCAGCCGCTGTGCTTTCAGTGGATTTCGGATAACAGAAAGGCCGGGAAATACCCAGCCTCGCTTTGTAACGGAGTAGACGAAAGTTATCGTGCCTACCCGGATATTATCGTGAGGATGCTTCATTACCATTGCTCCCCATATACAAAACCAATTTCAGCCAGTGCCTCGTCCATTTTTTCGATGAACTCCGGCACCATCTCGTCAAAACTCGCCATGTACTTTTCATTCCGCTCAATCACGACATAATGCAGGCCTTCACGCTTCATGCGCGGGTCATAGTTGGCAAAGTACCAGGCATCTTTTCGTGTCACCCACATGCTGTACTGCACCTGGGCCATGTAAGCCGATTTTATGGCCTCGAAACCACCGAGCCGGAACTTCATGAAATCCCGGGAGGTAAACGGGCATTTCAGCTCAAGGCCGTTGCCGTCACTGCATAAACCATCGGGAGAGCAGGCGGTGCGCATACTTTCGTCGCGATAGATGATCGGGGATTCAGTAACATTCACGCCGGAAGTGAACTCAAAGAGGGTTCTGGCGTCGTTCTCGTACTGTTTTCCCCAGGCCAGAGCCTTAGCGTTAACTTCCGGAGCCACACCGGTGCAAACCTCAGCCAGCAGGGTGTGGAAGTAGGACATTTTCATGTCAGGCCACTTCTTTCCTGATCGGGGTTTTGCTATTACGTTGTGAATTTCTGAAGCTGTGATGACGCCGAGCCGTAATTTGTGCCACGCATCATCCCCCTGTTCGACAGCTCTCACGTCGATCCCGGTACGCTGCAGGATAATGTCCGGTGTCATGCTGCCACCTTCTGTTCTGCGGCTTTCTGTTTCAGGAATCCAAGAGCTTTTACTGCTTCGGCCTGTGTCAGTTCTGACGATGCACGAATGTCGCGGCGAAATATCTGGGAACAGAGCGGCAATAAGTCGTCATCCCATGTTTTGTCCAGGGCAATCAGCAGAGTGTTAATCTCCTGCATGGTTTCATCGTTAACCGGAGTGATGTCGCGTTCCGGCTGACGTTCTGCAGTGTATGCGGTATTTTCGACAATGCGCTCGGCTTCATCCTTGTCATAGATACCCGCAAATCCGAAGGCCAGACGGGCACACTGAATCATGGCTTTATGCCGTAACATCCGTTTGGGATGCGACTGCCACGGCCCCGTAATTTCTCTGCCTTCGCGGGTTTTGAATGGTTCGCGACGGCATTCATCCATCCACTCGGTAACGCAGATCGGATGATTACGGTCCTTGCGGTAAATCCGGCATGTACAGGATTCATTGTCCTGCTCAAAGTCCATGCCATCAAACTGCTGGTTTTCATTGATGATGCGGGACCAGCCATCAACGCCCACCACCGGAACGATGCCATTCTGCTTATCAGGAAAGGCGTAAATTTCTTTCGTCCACGGATTAAGGCCGTACTGGTTGGCAACGATCAGTAATGCGATGAACTGCGCATCGCTGGCATCACCTTTAAATGCCGTCTGGCGAAGAGTGGTGATCAGTTCCTGTGGGTCGACAGAATCCATGCCGACACGTTCAGCCAGCTTCCCAGCCAGCGTTGCGAGTGCTGTACTCATCCGTTTTATACCTCTGAATCAATATCAACCTGGTGGTGAGCAATGGTTTCAACCATGTACCGGATGTGTTCTGCCATGCGCTCCTGAAACTCAACATCGTCATCAAACGCACGGGTAATGGCTTTTTTGCTGGCCCCGTGGCGTTGCAAATGATCGATGCATAGCGATTCAAACAGGTGCTGGGGCAGGCCTTTTTCCATGTCGTCTGCCAGTTCTGCCTCTTTCTCTTCACGGGCGATCTGCTGGTAGTGACGCGCCCAGCTCTGAGCCTCAAGACGATCCTGAATGTAATAAGCGTTCATGGCTGAACTCCTGAAAATGGCTGTGAAAATATCGCCCGCGAAATGCCAGGCTGATTAGGAAAACAGGAAAGGGGGGTAGTGAATGCTTTTGCTTGATCTCAGTTTCTGTATTAATATCCATTTTTTATAAGCGTCGACGGCCTCACGAAACATCTTTTCATCGCCAATAAAAGTGGCGATAGTGAATTTAGTCTGGATAGCAATAATTGTTTGATCCATTTTTCGGGACTCCTGGCTGATTAAGTATGTCGATAAGGCGTTTCCATCCGTCACGTAATTTACGGGTAATTCGTTCAAGTAAAGATTCGGAAGGGCAGCCAGCAACAGGCCACCCTGCAATGGCATATTGCATGGTGTGCTCCTTATTTATACATAACGAAAAACGCCTCGAGTGAAGCGTAATTGGTATGCGGTAACGCCGCGCTCAGGCGGCTTTGATAGTCATATCATCTGGATCAAATATTCCTGATGTATCGATATCGGTAATTCTTATTCCTTCGCTACCATCCATTGGAGGCCATCCTTCCTGACCATTTCCATCATTCCAGTCGAACTCACACACAACACCATATGCATTTAAGTCGCTTGAAATTGCTATAAGCAGAGCATGTTGCGCCAGCATGATTAATACAGCATTTAATACAGAGCCGTGTTTATTGAGTCGGTATTCAGAGTCTGACCAGAAATTATTAATCTGGTGAAGTTTTTCCTCTGTTATTACGTCATGGTCGATTTCAATTTCTATTGATGCTTTCCAGTCGTAATCAATGATGTATTTTTTGATGTTTGACAT